CGCGACGCGTCTGTAAGTTGGCAATCCGAGTTTCTTAAATCGTTTGAACATATCTGTGGTAACCGAAGGGTTGTACAGAGTTTAATCGAGAGTAAGAAATTCCCTGTGTGTGTGTGTGATTTTAGCAACTTCGCTTTTCACACTAGGTGGCTGGGGAGCCATCGCCATCGGCCTACTACCGAGTTTAGTTACTCGTAGGCCCTCGTACCGCGTTTTACGTAGGAGAACCTCCTCTGGAATCGGCTGTGGTAAAATACCGTTCGGCCTCCAGAGTGATTGATTTCTCCTAATCGCAGCATTCACTGATGTCTTACTTGGTTTATGGATTAACTCCATCGAACCTTGGCCCGTTTCCGGGTCATAGTCTACATCAGTTCCATCATCAAAGATATCTTGTATTTCTACTCGATTATCGAAGATAAGGTCCACAGTTTTCTTGCCAGTCAAATTTGACCAGGCTTGCACTGTTGGATCCTCTCTTTCCAAAGTCTGGAAAGGTGATGGTAATGCTCTTTGCGCGTACTCCCTGACGTACCATGGTGACTTACCTTGTGCCAGGTGAATAGGCTTCTTCTTCCTCCAGTTTAGAAGAATTCTGGTTGCGACCCTTAGGTCAATCTCAGAATTCCCATATTCCGGAAGGATGTCAGGAAGTCCTAATCCACCCAACCATTCAGGTATAAACCACGGTAGACCGGTTGAGTCCAGTATCTTTCTATTTCTAGTTAGAAACTCCCTCATCACTCGGTCCCGGAGATCCTCCGGACAGTATTGTAACAACGTTTTCGCTCTAGTAGCTAACGTTGCTCGTGGGTCATCTTGATCTGAGATTTTAATAACTCCAGATCGAGCTTGACCGGTAAGTGTACCCATATTGACATACATAACTTCTTCGTATGGACATTCCCTGTGAACTGTCCCACCTCCTGTTCTCTCACATTCTATCAAATGATAGTCTGGATTGAACAAGTAGGTCTTAGAATTGATATTGAGAAAAGCTTTCGATTGAAAGGTCTTCCCAATACTCTCCTCTAAACCCACGAAGGAGGTGATGTCATGCCAGTATGAGTATACCGAAAGCTTGCTTTTTAACACGCAATCGTCACCATTGACTCCAAGGGCGCAGTTCTCTAGTTTTTTAAACTTGAGTTCTGCGAGCTCCATGGCCCAACGACACATTGCGGCGTTAATAATGCATAGAATCGGAAAACTTACAATACTTCCCATCAGCTGTCCCGTTTTCTGTTCCTTTGGTCCCTCTGGTGTATCGAACACATGTCTTGTTAGAGCTCTTATAAAGAGTTCTCGTTCATCATCGCTGAGCTTAAGCTCATCGGAGATGCACTCCGCAACATGTTCGGATACCCAAGAGTGTATGTTGTCTGTCGCGGCTTTATAGTCGCCTGACATAAACATATAACCATCACACAATGACTTACCCAGAATGTTGAGAATAATCTCTTCAGTATCTGGCGTTCCTATTAAGGAAAAAGTCTTCAACTTTCTAAGTTGATCGTGCATGAACTTCCATAACGG